GGCATTTCGATAATTTGCAAAACAACTGAAGGAAGTTATGATACATATGTTCCGGAGAATTTTGGAGAGTATATTTTCACAACTCGTAAAGATGCAGCAAAATCATTGGAGGAATAGACTGATGACGTGTGAAGACTGCAAGCACCGTAAATATTGTTTTGAAAGCTCAAGGGAATACCCATGCAGGGAGTTTAAGAAGAGGGGTAAGAGATGAGCAGTTATAAAATAGGACAGATTATTGAATTGACTTGTGACAAAATTTTAAGGCATGATATAACAGAAAAAGAAATCATTATACCTAAGGGTACTAAAGGAATTATTGGCGGTGATAAAGCAATACATTACTTTAACTGTAATGTAATTGAGGAAATACCAGTTAACTCTGAAATTGAAAGCTATGATTCTAATGGCTTGTCCGTTTATTTATCATCAATAATTGCGCGAAATTTAGATTGTGACGATGTGAGTTATATTAAAGAAATAATTGAAAGTGCTTTTGATGCAATTGGATTTTAATAAGATGCAGGAAACAAGAAAACTTTTGAGGGAGTAATAAAAATGTGTTATAAAGAAAACTTTTCAAAACGTCTTATATATTTAAGGGATAAAAAAGGCATTACTCAACAAGAACTTGCTGATAACCTAAACATAACACGTCAATGCCTAAGCCTATATGAAAAAGCAGAACGCACAATAAATATTGAATTACTTGCAAAAATAGCGGATTTTTTCAATGTTTCTACTGATTATTTATTGGGTTTATCTGATGTGAAAAGTCAAAATAATGATATTAAAAAAGCATGTAAGATTACAAACCTAAACGTACACCATCCTGAGCATTATCAGGGAAAACGTGAATGCATAGATATAATGCTTGACTTATTTGGGATAGAAGCGGTAACAGGATTTTGCAAATGTAACATATTTAAATACCGTTTCAGAGCAGATAAAAAGAACGGAGAAGAAGATATATTAAAGGCTCAGTGGTATGAAAACAAGCTTTCTGAGTTGCTTAATATGAAAAAGGAGCTACATAAAAATGAACAAGTGCAGTAAATGCCTAAACCGTAAAAACTGTATTGATGGTGCAAATTACAATACAGCAGAAAAATGCAATAAATATAAACCTGAACCAGTGCCGGAGTGGAAAATGAAGCTATACCGCAGTTTCATAAGGAGGTAAAGCCTGATGATTAAAATTTGTGAGCATTGCGGTGGTGGATTCGTTACGGACAGCAAGCGCAAGAGATTTTGCGACAGCTGCGCTAAGTTTCGTAAGAACAGAAGTTCAGCAAGGCATAATGCTAAAAAGCGAGGAACTGTCCCTCGGACATACCAAGAGTCAGTTTCAAATATGAATTGGTTTGAAAGGATTGAAGCTGTTACCCTGAGAGGGCAGGGTATGGGACTTTCTTACGGTCAGCTTATAGCAAGGGAAAGGGATAGGTAGCATTTATTCCTGTCAATGATTAAATCGTTTAGTTTAAAATTAAGAAAGGAATTAGCCTGTGAAAGCAAAAGAATATTTGTTGCAATTGCAGTGGTTAGATACTGCGATAAAACAAAAAAATGAAGAACTTAGTGATTTGCGGCTTCAGGTAAAAGACATTAAAGGTATTGACTATTCTAAAGAACGAGTGCAGTCAAGTCCTTCAGTGGAGGCTCCGTTTGAGAACCCGGTAAGCAAAATTATTGACATTGAAGCAGAAATTAATAATGAAATTGCGACATTTGTGGGCAAAAAACACAAAATAATTAATCAAATACAGGGTCTAAAAAACAAACAACATCTTGAAATTCTATATGAACACTATGTTAAATTCAAAGCTCTTAAACATTTAGCATATGAGATGAATCTTACGTATCAGTATGTTGTAGAGTTACACGGAGGGGCTTTAAAAGATTTTCAAACTACCTATGAAAACCTATGAAAACCTATTATAAACCTATCAAATACCAATTGAATACCTATGAAGAAAAGTGATATAATATAAAATAGAAAAAAGCAGATGAACATAAAATATTTAAGCTCCGTCACAAGCGGAGCTTTTATTATGCCTTGGTGCAGGAAAGGGAGTGAGGTTATATGCTGCTGAAAGAATGTAAAAGGTGCGGTAAATATATTAACTACGGTTCTGCGTATTGCCCTGAATGTAAACAAGTTGTACACAAAGAAAAAGAAGCAAGCAAAGATATATCAAAGCGGCTGCGAAGCAGAAGATACAACAGACAAAGGGATCCGAAGTATCAGAGGTTTTACAGGTCAGCGGACTGGCGCAAAGTTTCATTAAGATACACACAGGAAAAGGGGTACAGGTGCGAGCAATGCGGTACAGTGGCAACGCAGGTACACCACCGTCAGCCGATTCAAACAGATGATGGATGGGATAGACGATTTGATTTAAATAATCTCGAACTTTTATGCACTGCGTGTCATAATTTAAGGCATGACAGATTTAAATCGGGAAGGGGCAGGGGCGGTCAAAAAAGTTTCTAACATTACGGAGGGAAGCGCACAGGTGGAGGACAATGCAGAAAAAAGTCCCCACCGCTAAAAAAAATGAAAGGAGTCTTGATCTATGGCAGGACAAAGGCAGCCAATTGAATTAGTAATGTCAAAAGGTAAGAAACATCTTACCAAAGCAGAGATAAAGGAGCGCATAGAAACAGAGGTAAAGCCTGTAACTGACGGGATTAAGGCTCCTGATTACCTGACTAAAAAGCAGAGGGAGGAATTTGATAAATTATCCGAACAGCTTCAGAAGCTGGGGATAATGGGAGAAACGGATGTAGATGCATTGGCAATGTACATAATAAGCAAAGAATTGTACATAAAGCTGACAAAACAGCTTTGCCGGAATGATATTCTAAGCGATGCCGCAGCTACAGAGCAGTATATGAAAAATCAGGACAAGGCGTATCGGCAGTGCAGACAATGCGCCGTTGATCTGGGACTGACAATAACAAGCAGATGCAAACTTGTAATACCTAAAGCAAGAGAAGAACCGAAAGAAAATAAATTTACAAGGTTCAGAAAGGATGTCGGATAATGATTCTGACAGATCGGGCAACAGAATACGCAGAAAAAGTTGCATCCGGTGAAATTAAAATGGGCCTGCTTCATACGCTGGCGTGTAAACGCCATCTTGAAAATCTTGAAAACCAAAATACAAAAGCTTTTCCGTATTACTGGAACGCAGAAAAGTCACAGGAGATAATTGAGTATGCAGAAACGCTTACAGTAGCAGAAGGCGCAGAACCTAAACCGGTAAAGCTTATCGGCTGTCAGGCATTCGACTTAGGTTGTACATTCGGTTGGTTTAAATGCAGCAATAATAAACGCAGATTCCGAAGACGGTATAAAAGCGTTGCAAGACAGCAGGGAAAAACCTTTGAAAACGGTATAATGGGTACATATATAGCAGGATTCGGAGGTTATCGTTACGGTAAGTTATTTACTGTGGCCACTAAAAAACGGCAGGCAAGGCTCGCATGGGAAGAAATGAGCAAATTTATCAATATCGATCCTGACTTAAGCGAAATGTTTCGTGTAAAAGATTATAAATCCTTAATTGAGGCGCTGAATACAGACTGCACCATTGAGGCGTTAAGTAAAGAAGCGGGTTTGGATGACGGATTCAGGAGCATATTTTGTTCAATAGATGAAATCCACCAGCACAGAGATAATAAAATATACAAGGCGCTTTACAATGGAACAAGATCACTTGATGAAACGCTCGTATCAATGATAACTACCAGAGGCGATAATTTAAACAGCTTCTGTAAGGAAATGGACGATTATGCCATAAATATTCTAAAAGGGAATACAACGGCAGAAGATTTTTTCATTGATATTTACTGCCTGGACGAAGATGACGATATATGGGATTCCGATAACTGGGTAAAGTCAAATCCGTATATATGCGCCAAAGGAAATGAGGAAAAATTTGAAACTCTGAAAACAGACGCTAAAACTGCCAAAGACATGGGTGGATCAGACTTGCGGGACTTTATGACAAAGTCTTTAAATTTATGGATGCAGAATCGTGATGATGTTTTTGTCGACTCTGAAAAATGGCAGAAATGCGGAGGATATAAAACGCTTGAAGATTTCAGAGGAAGGAGCTGTTTTGTTGGATTGGATTTATCATCCGGAGGTGACCTTACCACATTTGCGCTTGAATTTAATGACGGGGATAAATATTACTTTTATTCTCATTCCTTTATTCCGAGAGGGCGTTTAAACGAGCATATTCAAAGCGACCTTGCACCGTATGACTTGTGGGAGCGTGAGGGTTTAATAACTGTCACAGGAGGAGAAACAGAGTATAAAAACGATTATGGTTTTATTATCGCCGAACTTGAACGCCTTAAGGATGAATACGATTTGAATTTTATGGGCATAGGAGTTGACCCGCATAATTTTGACGGGGTACGTCCTCAGCTTGAAGCATTCGGGTGCCCGGTAATTCTGATAACTCAGTCATGCAGATTCTTGAATGACGCAACGGTGGATATAAGGCTTTTATGCAAGTCTGAAAATCTTGAATATAATAAATCCAACGAACTGCTTACGTGGTCTTTTCTTAATGCGAGCATTGTTAGAAACTCTTTTGACGAAATAAAGGTGGATAAAAAGTCGGGAGCAAGATGCAAACGAATTGACCCGGTGGATGCTTGTATTGACGCTCATGCATGTATGATCAAGAATAAGGAAAATGAAAGCTTTGATGTTGACAGCGCCCTTGATCAATACTTGGCAGTGATGAGGGGATAACTATTCTAATTTAAGTTTTTGAAGCCCCAATTTAGTGGTTACAGAATAATATAACAAACAATATTTTATTAAATTTAAACGTAAGACAGCGTTTATTTAAGTCATATTAATAAAAAAACCGAAATTTAATCATATAATAGATTAAAACGCTATGTTGTGATTAAAAATAAGCATATTTATTAGCATCTCAAAAGAGGTGCTTTTTTAATGGAAAAATAAGGAGGTTAGCAATGGCAAAGGGAGAAACTTATAAAGAATTTGTAGAAAAATTCAAGCCAAAGAAAACAACTGACGATTGTTATACGCCGAATGAAATATATGAGGCTGTTAAAAATTACGCAACAAAAAAATATAACTGGGAGGATAGAACAATTGTAAGACCCTTTTATCCCGGTGGAGATTATGAAAATTATGGCTACCCGAAAAATTGTGTTGTAATAGATAACCCGCCCTTTTCTATAATAAGTAAAATAGTAACATTTTATGAAGAAAATAAAATTGATTATTTTTTGTTTGCTCCTCATTTGACACTATTAAAAATAAGGAATGCTACATCACATATTTGTGTAGGCGCTACTGTTATATATGAAAATGGAGCAAAAGTTAGTACAAGTTTTGTATGCAGTAAAGGGGCGAAAATAAAAAATGACCCTGATTTGTACGAAATGCTTGGAGAATTGGCACCTAAAAAAGCATTGCTTAAATATGAATATCCGAAAAACTTAGTAACATCTTCTTTACTAGAAAAGTTTAATAGGTTCGGTGTTGAATATGAAGAAGATAATTATTATCCTATTTCGTCATTAGACGAACAAAAGGAAAGAAAAAAGGGCATATATGGAGGTGGTTATATTGTACCGACGGAAAACATAACAAACAAGCTTGAAGAATTGGAAGCAAAGAAAAAGGAAAGGAAAATCATATGTAAATGGCAGTTGTAGGAAAGGGAGAAAAACATAGTAAAAGAACTTGATAAACAGCGGTACAGCAAGAAATGACTGCCGGTGCAGGTGTTTTCTTGAATATGAATTGATGTCGGCGGAGGAGTTTGCTGAGAAAAGCGGTAGGAGCATTGATGTGCCCACAGACAATATGCAAAATTATAAGTCTGTTATAATTGATTTAAAAAATCAAAATACCGTTAAAAAGAACGGTAAGAGTATTACAGTAAGCAGGTTATCAAATACTAACAATAAAATTTATATTTCAAATGAGGTGAAAATAAAGCCTAAGCAACAACAAGAGTTGGACAGGGATATAACAGCGGTGTTGGATATACTGAATGTCAAAGATAAATCAATTCAACCTATGGCCGTGGTAATATCCGATTACGAAATGGTTAATAATGCGGTTGCTTCTTATAATCCTGTTAAGAATGTAGTTTATATAAGGCAAACAATATTAGACTATAATAAACTAATTCCATTGCAGGAGCAGTTAGCTTGTCCGGAAAACAAATACAGTACGTTGCTTCACGAATACATACATTGGTCAGACGCTTATAGAAATAAATACAGTGATTTTGCCAATGCAGATAATTATAAAGATGAATTAAAATCTTGATTTGAATAAAGCACTTAACAGAAGTTAGGTGCTTTTTTAATACCCAAAAATAATAAAACAATAGAAAGGATTGATTTTATGTTAGTAAAAATTACAGGAAAGAGAAACGAAGAAGTGTTGACAACAACAAGCCGAAAAGTTGCGGAGGTTTTTGGGAAAGAACATAAAAATGTTCTAAGGGATATTGAAAA